GTAGTGGCTGGTGCGCCGTTATACCCAATCCCCGCATCAACCTGCCAAGAGGATTTGTAATCATTCGGATAAGTCAGTTCAACAAACCGCTCTATGTATTGAACTGTAATTCCATTAATAACCCGCTGGGCTACGTTATAAACCGCATCGACAGAGCCGATTGAAACAGCTTCAGTTACCGAGGCAACAGATTGATAAAGCCCTTGGGTATCGTGGTGAGCCCAAGCAACCATCTGTTGGTCTTTAACGAAGCAAAGAGATAGCATCTGCCCATCACTACGAACAGCCCAGACGGTCTTAAATGGCTCTTCAGCCCACGCCCATTCCTTAAGGGTGAAGCCATAGAAGAGATGGGAGGAGAGGATGGAGATATCAACGCCAACGTAGTTGTTCAGATAGAAGTTATAAGCAAGATCGCGGACGATGGAGCCTTTGGATTGGACATAAAGGATGTCTGTTGGGGTTGTAATAGGCGGCAAGTCGGCCGCGCCTGAGTAGCCCTGTGAGTTCGCAACTATGCTCAACGCCGAAATCCCCGCGCCGGGGCTGCCTCCGTTAATAAGCCAAGCGCCTTTATCACTGAGGACCATAAGACCCGCAGAGACAGAGACCATGGACTTGATCGTGTTCAAAGTGGTACTGGTTAGAGTTTCCTGAATGGCATTATCAGCCTGTAGTGGGAATGAAATGTTAAAATTGAACAGTGATCCGGGCTGAGAGAAGTTCATCTGCCCCGGAGATTGAACTGGCGCGCCTAGGATTAATCGCTGTTGGAACAACGCCGGGACGCTTGGGTTACCCGCAGAAGCTGCTCCGAGGACAGCAGTGGCCGTAGCAGCGCCATAGGAAAATGCTACCGCCGGTGGCGTGCTATAGCCAGTACCCGGAGAGGTTATGTTAACCGAAGAAACGCCCCAAGTCAGAGTGATAGAAGCACCTGAGCCCGTTCCAGAAGTGAAGATTTGCCCCTGTGGATTTGGAGGCATAAGTGTGCTATTAAATCCCGGGGATAAGATAGAGACCGAAGCGATAGTACCACCAAAACCTGAAAGGCTGGTAACTAATAAAACCAATCCCGGAGAGCCAGAGATAACAACATGATCCCCAACCACATAACCAAACCCACCGTTTGTGACGGCCGCGCTAAGCGTAATCATCGTCGTCAGAGCAGAAGCGCCTGAGCCACCACCACCAGAGAAAGAGACTGCGGGGATAAGTGCACCACTCGGCCCTGGGGTGTAAGAGCCGGGATTGGTAACGTTGATAGTGGCAACACCAGAGCCAGAGAATGGGTTCTCTACAATAGGCGGGCCTTGGCTAAAGTCAGGGGCGATGTTGGAATCGATGAATGTCAACGCGGTTACGTTACCAGCAAAGCCGAAGTTAGACCCTGCTGGAACACCTGAGCCATAGCGAGGGTTGGCGCGGTAGACGTTATAGCTGGCCGCACCGGCAACAGCGCTCCAAGTAACTGTATTAGTTCCTGCGGTGGAGCGGATGTCTTGCGCACTGGCTAACTGTGCAAATGCCGAAGGTGCAGATTCTTGGCCATTAGCATCAACCGCGGTTATTACATAAGCGTAGTTAACCGTTCCTGCGGCGAGGGTGGTAGTGACGGCACCACCAGTTGGGGTAGCCACAGTTGCCCCAAAGTTTATTGGCGCTAAGGTCCAATTTGTTGCAGTGATTAAGGTCAGGGCATAGGTAGGATAATTTGGATGGCACAGATACATCTGGTTCACATTCTGTGTGAACTTTAGCTGAGCAAGCTCGGTGAATTTATAAGGCGAAGCGATTGTATAAACCCGTTGAGCGGTGCCTCCGGAAACATAAGCACTATAGGTTATGCTATTAATAGGAGTGCCATTGAGATCATTCAAGACAAAGGTATTGGCGGCTGCCCCGGAGATTATATAATAATTCCCATTGAGTTGAGTCATACCTACGACATTAGATATGAACACCCAATCACCATTAGAGTACCCATGTGCAACATCGGTGACTACAGCTGGATTAGCTTGGGTAGCCCCGGAGATGACTGTGGTGGCTTCAAGAACCGGCACGCCATTGTTGAAGAAACGGACGTAATTCCCACCGAATTCTAAAACGTAGGAAACGGTGAAAGAGGCTTGGAAGGAGATTAGACGTACTGTGGTATTGGATTTTGTCTGGAGAATATATCTAGTACCCGGCCGGGTGGTTGCACCACCACGGTAGTCAACGAAGAAGTTCCGTATAAGCGCCGCGCCTGAGTGATACTTAGTAAGGTCAACGCGGGCGTTCAACGCAGGTGCCCACTCACCTGCGTTAAAGGAAGTCTGTATTACAGGCTGACTCATTTAGGTGAACCCCGGCCAGATAGAGCCCCAATTGAAACCTGTGTTGTAGGGTCCACTATAATCTTCCACAAAGTCGATGCCGCGGATGCGTAGCCAATCCGGAGTTATATCATTCACCTTAAGTCCTTCATTGGCATCATTCCCTCGCGCCGTCCGGATGATTTCATTCCCTTGAGCAATGACAAGATTAGAGGTTCCCTTATCCCCTGTGAGGGCTTTGCAAAGAGCCCCTCCGAGGATGTAGACAAAGGCCTCTTGAAAGTCATCATCGAAGACATCTTCATTCGTTACGTCTTTGACATAGTTGCCAATGGCGAACTCTTGATTCGTCAGAATAACTCTTTGATCTGTGGCGATGTTTTGTTGGGTAAGAGCAAAGGTGGCACCCGTTCCCGCGCCGGTGGTCGAGCCTTGTGCTTGTGCGGCACCCAATAGGTTTGTGAAGTAACTCCCTCCGACCGATGGGGTTTCACCACGGATGACATTAACAACACTGACAGTAGTAACAGCACCCCCACCACCGATAGTAACCACCTGAAGAACAACTGGAGCCCCAAGTGGTGCGACGCCTTGCGCCGATTGAGCAAGGGTAATTTGATCGCCGATGGCATAACCGGCTCCTCCTGCAACTACGGCCGCGGCCGTCACACCAAAGAATTGATCAATGGCCGTGACGAACTTAACCGGAGGGCCTTGCCAAAACGAAGGTGCTCCACCGGTTACGGCTGTGGTTATGGGAATACCCGAGGCAAAGCCAACAGCAGTTTGTGGCGTGAGCCAGCAGGCGCGGATGCATTCTACGGGGTATTGGTATTCATAAGCCCACGGTGGCGCGGGTTGACCCTTGGCCCAAAGCTGAGTTGCAGGGCTAGTGTTTTCTGGCGTGCCGGGAACGGAGGTTATGAAGTTAAGAGTGGCAGTTTGAAACGCACAGGACCAAGGCGCCAAGCGAAGTAATCTACGCCGGAAAGGGATGTAGATTAGATTCGCTTGGATCGCTTCGTTAGTTGAGTTGTTTGTAAGCTCGGCAGTGGTCACGGTTGTCCGCGAACCAAAGCTTTGAAGTGCGCGGTTAACTATGTCCACTTGAGTAGTCATATTCAGTACCTTCCTTGTGATCCACCACAGCCGTGGTTCTTTCCACCAAGTCCAACAGAGCCGCCTTGGCCTCCGGCCTGATTGGGGCCATTGGTGGTGCCGCGGTTGGCCCCATGCAGGCCTGGACTTTTAGGGTCCATGATATTCTTCGGCCCGTAGGGAGCTTGGTAGTTGTTGACATCTTTAGTGTCACCGGGAAGAACCCCACCACAGGAAACGCCTGAGGCTTGGGGTTGAGAAGAGTCAGGGCCGAAGCCCCCAAGGATCGATCGTGCCATTAAAGTCTCCTCAGTCCGTTATCAGCCTTGGCGGGTTTCACCTCAGGCTCTTCAGTGTCTACAACTTCGGCCTCGGCAGCTGCGGCTTCTGCTGCCTTGGCTTTAGCATCAGCAAGCTTCTTGACCTCAACCTTCTTAGCCTCAGTCAAGTCCTTCGCTACCATAGCTTCGATCTCAGCCAATCGTCGAAGGGCTGTTTCCTTAATAGCCCCTGCCCCGGTTCCGTGACCATGAGCCTTCTCGATGATGTTCAAGAGCCTCTCTACTTCAGCAAAGTCCATGCTCATCAGTACTCTCCTTGGCTTCCAGTTTTATGGCGCTTCTGTCCAATCGAGGGTGCCATGTATCCCCGACCGGCGTTCCACGGAGTTGAGTTGAGAGGGAAGTCTCCACTCTCAGTAGTGTGGTTCCCGAGCTTCTCACCGAGATACGAGACGGCGCCGGGGTTTACTGCCTTAGCATTGGGCTCGACCTTGCGATCATACGCGCCCTTCATGTCAGCCTTGCCTTGCTTAGTCATGACTTCTTCTCCCTTGGTTTATCCAATAGCCTAGTGTGGTCCCAGCGGTTCTCTGGGTCGTCCGCCATCTCTCGCCGAACCTTTTCAAACACACCGCCATCAGTGTGAGCTTCGGTTAAGAGTTGGCGATAGCGGTCGTCACAGCGTTCCATCTCTCGATGGATATGCTGAGGAACAGGTATTCCTCGTTCCTCATACATGTAAGAGACGTCATGAACATCATGCATGTACATGATAAACCGGCGCATCTTTTCACTGACTTCAGATTCAGCGTCGCGCATGTAGGTGACAACTGTAGTCATCATCTCTCGGATAAGTTTCATGTCCTTGGAAATGCGTTCGAGGTAGACGGCGGCAGAGTGTTCTGGTTCAGACATTATTAATCCTTTTCTATTGTGAAATAACACCCAGCTGATTACCGGCACCATTGTTGATGTTTGCCCCTGCACCACCGGCGTAGCGATTTTGAGACACGCCAGTATTTGTTGACGCGGCAGTTAAGTTGACTGGTGTACCGATAGCATTGAAGATGTTACCAAGAACAACACCACCGGCTCCACCATAAACCACGCCAAATGTTCCTGCAGGAGCACCGGCGAGATTGAACTCGTTTCCAATTACAATTAGGCCTGACGCGCCAGTGCCAGTGTTAATCGCAGAATTGCCCGCAGAGAATACGGTAAATGTATTTCCCATAAAGGTCGGGTTTATAACAGAACTTGAGAATGATACCTGCGTTCCCGCACAATTTAGCTGGCTGTTTGTAAGAGTAAATAGAACCAAAACGCCAGTCGCGCCGCCGGTTTGTGAAATACAACTTCCACCAAGTTCACCGTTAAAATTGCATTGATCACAAGTTATCCCTTGCCAAAAATCATTCAATTGTATTCCCGTGGTGTGGAAATTGAATGACGAACGAGATATGTTTAGAAGCACCGCGTAGGATGATGTTCCAGCATTTCCTTCATAGATAAGGCCAATACCACCTCCAGCTGAACCCGGAGCTTGGTGCGGTCCATATGTCATCACGTTTGAAATATCAATATCAGGCCAATTATGGAGTTTAATCCCTGCACCCCAATAGTGCAGCGTCGGAGTAGAAGGACCAATATCATCACCGCTTATAACTACATTGGCGATATCTGACTGAACAAACTGGCCGTTATTTCCTCCTAAACCAATAACGTTTAAGCCAATGCCACTGCCGACCTGTGATGTCGTAAGGGTTAATTCTCTAAGATGGAATGTGTTTTTATTATTACCAGCGGTGAATGTTATACCACCACTAGCATTAGGCCATTGCAGTGTTGTAGCATTCGATCCTTCACCTATAAGCATGATCGAAAACTGTGAGTTCGGCATGGTCTTTGAAATGACCGAATTGAACACGTACGTTCCGGTAGGGAAAAAGATGCAACCGCCTATGGCTGATAGAGAAGCATAGGCGTTGTTAAAGGCCGTGTCGTTTGCTGCAACGCCATTACCATTGCCACCAAAGGCGATGATGCTAGGACAAGAAGTGCCTGTTGGAACCGATGGCGATGGCGCGGCAAAAGTTCCATCAGCACGAAGGAAGTTTGTAGTACCTCCTCCCGAGGCGGGGACTAGTCCTTGAAGGGATGTGGTGAATAGATTAAGCGCGGCCGTTGCTGTGGTTGGCGTGGCTGTAGCGAAGGTGCTAAAAGTAACGCCACTAGTCTTAGTACAAGTGATAACCCCTGTTGAGGTTATGGTTGTGCAATCACCAGACTGAACAAAACCACCAAAGGCTCCGGCGTTGTTGTATTGAATTGAACCTAAGGGAGCAGCTGGGTTACCTCCGGGGATGACGGATAGAGGGATCATACTCGGGGGTTTATTAGCCCCAGTGTTGTTGCCGCAGAATGTGTTCGGAGTGAAGACGCCATTGCACTGAGCCAAGGCAACAGTTTGGCATCCGAGTAGTAAAGCGAGTGCGAGGAGATACTTTTTCATTGCAGTAAGGTCCATCCACCTGTTTCGAGGATTGGCTTGAGAAGGAAGGCTCCGAATGATGAGCTTAGTTGGATTGAGGCAAGTCCGGAGATTAGCTCGGTGCCGAAGGGGTTGATGATATAGCTATTACCCGGAGCAAAGCCTCCGATATCGACAATGGTAATGGGCATTAGGAACCACTGTCCGGGGAGTGAGCCAGGGAGCCCTGCCTTTGCGGAGGGAAGATTTATAGTAACGTTGGCATTTACATTTATCGTAATGAGGTTTATCCCTCTAGAGATGGGATAGTTTCCTGTCGCGACGATGGGGAACATTGCTTCTTGTGGGGCTAGAATCCAGCCAAGCGAAGGGCCGAGGTAGATTCTCTGTAGTTGGCGAAAAGTCCCGCCTTGGTCTAGATCGGTCTGGGATGGAGGGGGCATAATACGAATCCTTAGTGGGAGTTGAGCAAGGGCTAAGCGGCCAATCGCGTCAAAGCCAAGGAGAGACATTCTAACCTCTTATCGCCACAAAGCTATTACCGCCTGTCTGAGGAGTACCAGCACCAGCAGATAGTGCGGCATCGTAAGAATGATTTCCTTCAGTGGAGGTTAGAATAATCATGGTATTATATGGAATCTGTCCTCCTGCTGTACAATTGCCTTGTATGGAAGGTCCCACGTTCACTGTATCAATTCTATTCTGCATGCCGCACACAGCAAGAGCACTGTTCCCTATAAACCCCGCAGTACTTATCGTGAAGGCTTCTTCGAGCCACGTGACAAAGCCCATAGCGGTTGTATTGCCGGCCGCGACAAGATTTTGTGCCAGGGTGGCAACTTTGTTTCTCCGGTTGAACCAAGACGCTGTTTGTATATCAGAGGCGTAGACAACTGTGGCTCCAGTCCGCACCATGCCGATCAACGTACGGGTGTCATCACCGGTTTTGATCTCAGTGCCGATGTTGCCTGTGGTTGAGGATGTGGAATGGCCTGTGACTGAGAAGTCCGCGGTTACCACGCCAGCGTTTGAGAAGGCATAGATGAAATAGGTCGTCGCGGCTACTAGAGTCTGTGCCGCTACGCCATTTAGAAAGACGCTAGTAGGCGCACCAAGCCCTGCAATGCCTGCTGCTGGTATGCGGAATACGGCGCCATTGATCTTAAGCAAATCTCCCTTATAGGGCTTGAAGGCAAGAGCCGCTGTGCTGGTGAATGTCAACTGGCCGCATTCAAAAGGAACGCCGAGATCGGAAGTCACCAGTAGTTGTTGTGCCGCGGTGAGTGACTGTGCCGATCCATAGGATACAGCGCTTAAGGCATTTGCCGATCCTATAGGGTCTGTAAAGACAGGGGCGACGGTGAAGGTGGCGATGCCGGTAACGCCCAGCGTGCCAGTAAGTGTTGCATTGGCAAGGGATGTAAGGCCTACGACACCAAGCGTGCCGCCGATTGTAACGTTACCAGTGAAGGGATTGATGGTATTACCGTAATTCAATAAGTCCTCAAAGAGAGCAACCACCGCGACTTGTGGAATGGTTGCGAAGTTGATCTTGGTCCCGGCTCCACTCTGCCCAGCCGCGGTGCCTGTACCGGAGGAGTTGTAGAGAACCGTAGTGCGTGGGAAGGTACCAGTGCCTGAGTTATAGTTGCCTTGGAATAGCTCCCATTGGCTTAAGTCAGGACTGATAGCATAGCATTTATAAGACACACCATTCTGAGCATTGGCCGCTGTTGGGCTTTGACACCCAGCAACGGCCGAAGAGTAGACAAAGTCACCCAGACCCCCAGCTACGGGGTTGAAGCGACAGAGATCGACAAAGGATGACATTAGAGTCTCTTACTTGTCATGCGGTTGATAGCTTTGCTTTGCGAAGCTGATTCTTTCTCAGCCGCGGCCACGGAGGCCAAAGCAATCTCTTCCTTAGTGGGCTCTACATCTTCCAAAGGCTCTTCTTCAAACACAGCCTTGGTTTCACCAAGCTCTCTGGCTTGCCGTTCTAGTTCGTCCACAACCGGGGCTTTGCCAAGAAGCATGGTGAGGATTTGCTGGTTCTGTGCCATCAGCGCGGCCATAGCTTCGAGCAACTTATCAAGCCCTTGGGTCTGTGGGGTCATGGCTGTGGTAGCTTTGAGGTCTGTGAGTTGATTGATCATCGTGTCAGAAAGGCGGGCGTAGAAGCTCTTCCTTTGCGACTCTTCATCGATGCCTTCGGTCGGGGTCCAGCTGAATTGAGCGGAGATATCGCGGGCCTCTTCGTCCAAAGGAAGCATGCCCGGCGTGGGGTTGCCTTCGAAGACGATGTCAGTGGGAAAGCCTTTGCCTTCATAGCAGACGTGGATTTCGCCATCCATACCGTTGATACGGACGTTCCAGTCATCTTCGATCCGAGGGTCTAGATGCTTCGGGACTTTGTACATCTTGCGCACGGGCTTTCCGGTACGGGCGTCGTTCGTAGTGTGCTCCCAACGTTCGCTGGGAACAGAGAGGTAGTGGGGTTCGGTAAGTTTCCATCGTGCCATTGTAGTCTCCTTTGGCTGGTTTAGAACTGGGCGAAGTAGAGGATAGCGGTTGTGCCCACTGAACCTCCAGTTGTAACTATACAAACAAAGGCTGCAGTGGGCATTGATATCCATGCATTGGGTGTTCGATCAACTGATGGAGCATTGGAGGAAATGTTCAATGCAGGGGTGAATGTAGTTGGCGTGGTACAGGTAGCACCAGTGCCGGATTCGAATTGAAACTGTGTAACCGCGCCAGCTATACTTGAAGTTACCTGCCATCCACAGAGATGAATGGTTTGGCCAGCTACGCCAGCGATAGCTTGAGCGGTGCCTGCCACGGCTACTGTAACCGATGCAGACTTGTTGCATTGGATAAGGTTGGTTGGGCCTATGGTGTTCTCTGCGAAGCACGGAGTGGACCATAGGAGAAGAGATAGGAGGAGGTACTTAAGGTTGCGCATAGTAAAGGTCCACGGTTGCTACGGAAGCCGCGCCTGTTACAACGGCGCAAACGGATTGGCCTAAGGCTGTAGAGAAGAACGCTGTGGCGATGTGATCCACCACAAGCGAGGTTGTTGAAGTGACGAAGTTAGCACTGATATTAGTTGGAGTGGTGCAACTTGCGCCGGTTCCGGCAACTAGCTGAACTGTGCCGGCGCCGATGCCTTGAATGACAAAGCCACAGACATCAGCTAGCTGTCCCGTAGCCCCAGCTACAAGCTGAGTGGTGCCAACGGTTAGAGTAGCGGTTACAACTACCTTGTTGCAGACAATTGGCTGAGCACCAAGGCCTTGGGCTAGCGCCGCACTTGCTAGCCCTAAGTAGATTAGAAGTGCGACGCTGAGCTTTTTCATTATCCCGGTCCTATACAGACGATGTTGTAGACAGTGGACGCAACATCCACCGTCATCGAGATTGCGGTATTTGAAACCGTGTAGGTTGGTTGTACCGCGGCGCCTTGAGGGGTGATAACACAGGCAGGGGCTACTATATACGCGGTGCCGAAAGTGATGGTGCATGTAGTAGCTGCTGAGCCAGTGGTAAGTCGCATAGCAGTATCGGAACCGGTGAAAGATGGAGTGGTTCCGCAAGATGATAGTGCCGGTAAGGCACTAGGACGACCCGGGGAGTGGATATGCCCCGGGAAGTATGCGCCTAGGTTGTTATCAAATCCAATTGCTCCGGTAGGGTCTTGGGAGAGTTGGATTGACCTCGTGATGACCTGTGCAAAGGAAAGGCTACAGGCCAAGCCTAGGATCAGAAGCACAGGGAGGAGGTATTTTTTCATCTACCTGAGCCTTTGCCACTTGGTTGTGCCAATGGTATACATCCACTCCACTGAAGTACCCGCAGTGATCGTTTGGGCACTAAACGCGGCTTGAAGTGTTTGGCCTGTCGCAGGGGTTACAGTTACCATTGTGGTCAGGGTGGTATCTGTGGCGATCTGAAGGATTTGTCCGTCATAAGGAGCCACAGGGGTAGTGATGGTCCAAGAGGTTGGAGCCGCACCAACCCAGAACAAGGTGCTATCAGCAGGAAGCATCTGATAGGTTGGAGTACCTGCACCGGAGAAGGTTTTCATCGCTGTGGCATTTCGAATTTCGCCTACAGGGATGAAGATCGAAGTACCACCGGGGCCGCCTACAGCCCCGACGATGACTTCGTTACCGGTTAGGGTAGTGGAGATAAGCTGCTGAGCCCAAAGAGCCCCGCAAGCAGCGAGGGTGGCAATGCGGGATATCCGCCGGCGACAGCATTTGCGTTCGAAGGGAGGTCCCAACGATCCAACACTAAGTAGCCTTGAATACGCTGAAGGCCACCGGTGAAGGTGCCGACAGAAACGTAGCCAAGTTGCAGGTAACGCGGGGGTGGGAAGTCCAACGCCGGTCGGGGCATATCGATGTCGAACAGCCGCGCACCTGCAACAAGGCTGGCCAAGACAACCGCCGGGCCAGTAGCGTAGACGACGAAAGCACCGGGTGCGCCAGAGCCGTTGTCCGGAGCACCTTGGATGTTGATCTGGAGCGAGGTACCGCCGGCGAAGCCAACGACACATTGCACCAAAAGCTTCATCGCGGGATCGTCGCCGATACCGATATCACGCGCGCCGCCGCCAGCCGCGAAGCTGGGGATCTGCGGGTTGGCTACGAGACCAACACCAAGATCGATGATGTTGGAGGAGGTCTGAGAGCCTGTGGTGGGAACGTCGTTGCGGCCATCGCTATTGCCGACACCACCCGTGCCACCAGTGAAAGTGAGAAGTCCATCGAGAATCATAGCTGTTGCTCCTTAAACCACTTGGGCTTCGTTGGACAGGACCGCATCTACAGTACGGATGGGGATGCCGCGGAAGGTGGTGATTGGCTTGCCGTTGAACTCTTCGATACGAAGCAAGACGTTGGTCTTGTTCATAGCTTGAAGGTCGAGGTAAGTCCGGATGATACGGTTGCAGTAGATGACAGTCCGACCCATGTCGGCGCGGATGGCCGGGGTGTCTGAGGTCTGGACTGTGGTTGCCGAGACAGGTGCGGTCGGGAGCCGGTAGAGGGCTCGGACCAAGAGGTTGATCAAGTTCGCCGCCGAGACACCGGTAAGCTGGGTGACATCGACGTTGGCGATCCGCGCCATATAGCGCCAATCCCTCTGTGCGAAGCCGATCTCCCACTTGAAGTGTTCGCGATAGGCTTGATAGGTATTGCCTACGGAGTCGGTGACGGGCCACTCACCCATATCTCGTTGCTGCAAGCCAGCCAGCTTTCCTTTCGGGAAGATAGCGTGGTTCGTATCCGTGCCCCAAGTCATCACCCAGATGGAGGTGTTGGTTGAAGCGAGGCCGCCGCCGTCGAGGACGTTGTTGGCGGTTTGAGAGTTCGCAACGGTCTTGGTGGAATAGCGCGGGGCAAAGCCAGTGAAGCGTTCAGGGTTGGAGAACTGGTTGCCGTAGATCATCGTCGAGGCGACTTGCTGAGACATGCCTTCGAGGAAGGCGCGGGATTCAGAGAGTCGGAACTCTGGAGTATTGCCATTCAGATCAGCGATGTCTTTATCGATCACTGAATAGGTTTCCAGATTGCCGCAAGCTTCGATCAACTGAGCCGTGGTGGACTTAGCGTTGGGAACACCAGTGTTCAGCAAGCGCCAAGTGGCTTGGGGCAGGCCGGTTCGGACTGTCGTCTTGTGTCCAGTCGGCAGGTTGCCCTCGACGACCATCATGTCATCAAGGATTTCATTCGTTTGGGACAAGAGCTCGATGATGGCGGCGACCTTGTAGCCGTCGTCCATACGCTTCGCCCAGTCCGCATAAGTAAGTGCGGTGGTACCGATTATGGCCATTTAAGGCTCCTCAGTGAGGGTTGGGATTAAGGTTCATCTCAGTCTATCCTCGGTTCCTCTGGGCTTAACCGTTCTACCGCTCTGCGGTGGAACTTAGGATTCAGTTGCCGCGGTTGGCGGCTAAATGTGGGTACATGGCTTCTGCAAGAGAAGGCTGGACTACAGCCCCCGGCGCCTTGTTGGCTTCTTTCGAAGGGGTGCCTTGGGGCACGGAGCGGCCCTCGATGTGAGGCTTAGCAAGGATGGAAAGGGCCTCGAAGACATCGGGGTTGGACCCGGCTCCAGTGATATCCAAGGCACCGCGGAAGGCTCGCGCGAGGGATGGAGGAAGGGCGTTGGTGATTGCACTGTTGATGTCTCGGCGTGTGGCATCAGCCTTCGAACCGAAACGATCTTGGATATCCGCGACCCATTCTTTCTGTGTGTTGGCCCATTGCTTATATGGGGCCTCTGCTGTCTCGAGGAGGTTCTTGCCGTAGTAGTCAACCAGCTTCTGCGCCTGATCCTGAGAGAGATTCAGTTCCTTAAAGAGCGAGGTGACTTCCTTCCCTGCTTCTTCCGAAAGCTTGTAACCTTCGGGAAGTTTGAAGTCCTCGTATTTTTCCGGTGCGCCTGCTTCGGGCTTCTTCTCTCCCTCAGCCTTCTCACCTTCAGCCGGAGCTTTGTCGCCCTCAGCCTTCTTCTCACCCTCGGGCTCCTTCGGCTCTTGGGTTAGAAAGGACTGGCCCTCAGGCTTCGTCTCCGGCGAAGGGGTCGTAGTCACCGGGCTCTGATCCTTCAACGTCCCGTCCGCCGTCCGCGCTTCCGTTGAGTTCCCCGCCGGGGCTTCCATTGTTACCGTCGTGTCTGACATTTTCTGTTATCTCCTTATGGCTGGCTTCTTGCATCATTAAGATGTATTGAGTGGGGCAGTGAGTTACTACGTCCGCGAAGATTTGCAACCCGACATTTTGGCTTCCGCAGTTGAAGGATGTGATGTCGCTTGCACCTCGGACAAAGGGGGTGCTGAATATACTGCACTTGATAAGAAGAGTGTGCATCCACTCTCGGCCGAGAACTTCGGACATGATACGCTTGGTGTAGTCAACGCGGTTGCGCTCGGCTTGCTTAGCAAGCTTCTCAGCACGTCTAATGTCTTTGCGATTTCCGGCATCATAGGTCATCCTTTAATGGCCACTTCTAAACGGATTGAAAAACCAAATTAAGCCAAAGAGAAGGGCAACCACGCCAATAAAGCCTCCAACTATGAGGACAAAATTGACAACCTCACCAACTGTAATGGCATTGTTCATGTTCTTATCCTTGAATCATCCGTTGGACTAGGTTCTGACCGCCGCCAATGTCGATGTTGGAAGCGTTCGCGCCAGCTTTGGAAAGGGCCTCTATTTGCTGTTGCTGTTGCGCCTGCTGTTGTTGCTCTGCACGCTGTTTGCGAATGGAGGTCAGCGCGGCCGGAGTGCGGATGATCCGCGGGTCGGCGTTTAGGAGAGTGGCGTAGATGTCAAAGGCCATGTCGAAGTCGAGGTTGTCTGTGACAGCTGGGTCGATCCCGGCCATGGTCGAGGCCATTTGCAGCATGCGCTCGATCGAGCCAGCCATCGCTGCTTGCTGAGAGGTCTGAAGGACAGAGACGAATTCCACATCTACGTCCTTTCCGGCGATCTCTGGCGGTGGGGGTGGGATGATATTGGCGCGGGACATGATGCCCCAAACGCGATCTACGGTCGGTTGAAGAACTTCAAAGCGAACGCGGTCTAAGACAGGCCCAAGCATTACGAGGGACTCAGACTTACGCATGTCCCATTCCATATTCGTAATGTTGGAACGGGTCTCGAATTGCGAAGCGGTTTGAAAGAGAGGAGTGTAGAAGGTCTCTTTGATCCTGGCGCGGACTTCTTTGATGTCTTCAGAGATGGCAGTGATGTCTGGTTTCCAGGAACCATAGGTTGGCTTCATTCCGTCGTTGCCGGTGGACATCATTCCTTGAAGGAAGGTGATGCCGCCCGGCAAGAGCGAAGCGGGTTGGTTCTTCAGTTGGACATCAGCGACGAGGGGCGGGTTAATGCCTTTATCAATGCCTTGAGCCTTGCGCCGGGTTTCTTGCTGTAGCTGCTTTATATCGGGAAGAGCATCCATCCCGACACTGCGCCCATAGGGATCATTTGCCACAAGGTCCCATCTGCCGACAATAGCAGCGCGTTCGACATATCCGCGCTTACGTAGGAAGCCTTTGCTGATAGTTCCTCCTTGAGGAGTGGTTGCTCCACCCCATTCCCAGTAGGTTTCTCTGTATTTGAAGTGTGCGGGGATACCGTACTTCTCTGGTTCGGTGTTGGGTTCGATGGCATGGGCTATGATCACTTCTCGGGTTAGGTATGAGCCACTAGCGTTATCGTAGGCTTCTTGAATCATCGACGAGCAGTTCTCCCAGCCGAATTCGTCGACACAGGCGGCAATGGTGTAGGTGAATTCACGGTAGAAGACTACAGGGCGATACTTGCCATCGATGTCGACGTAGTATTCGCCAAAGGCTGGGTTGACGCAGGAGATGACGTTGTCGAAGTCTTCGTAGATTAGGAGGGCCGCGGTGCCGAAGACAACGAGGTCGAAGAAGAAGATTGCCATCGCTGTGTAGAAGCCACTTCCAGAGAGGACAGCGTTGGTGAGGTCCTCGCATTGCTTGAGCCAGATTGGGATAGGACCGGTCATTGCAGAGTCGATCTTGCCCCACTTGTATTTAATCCACGGCCGCGTCGGTGGGGTTACGCCCGAGAAGATACCTGCTGCTAAGTTTCGAGCCGCGAGGGTTCCGGTAGAGTCGAGGATATGCTGGTTGATAGGCGAACCGCGGTTCTGTTGGTTCTGGGTTATGAGCCATTTGTAACGTCGGGGGAGGATGTAATCGGCAAGTTCGCGGGCGTGGGTCCACCAACTGTAGCGGTTCGTGCGCATGCCTAGGAGGCGACCTTGTTGGAAGGCGCGGAGACGTTCATCCGTAGGGGACGCGGTGTCGGTGTTACGGGCGAATGAGCGTGGGTTGGGAACGGCGTTCATTTCACAACCTTGATGCGCTTAGAGCCGCGCGGGGGTTTGCCAGTTTGAAGCGGAGTGCCGGTGGGGACCGGCGAGGATAGGGCACCGCTTTGATGCAAGTCAGCCGCGGCCACCAGGAAGTTCTGCGGGTCGATCGCTTGGGATATCTGATCGTCTTGAGAAGAGAGCGGGGCGCGGGGCATTACTTTTGCCTTTTACAGATCACGGCAGTTGGCATGGAATGGATGTCACTCACGGAGATAACCGCGATGACTTCCCACTTATCCTTACCAAGCTTATTCAAAGCTTCTTCCACTGCGGCGATGGTTGAGTTGATAGCAGAGTGGCTAATGTCGAGAGCGGCGATTTTATATTCCCACATTTTATTCTCCCACTAGTTGCTTGCCACCACCAGTGGCCGAGGGTGAGGGAAGAGCGGAGCTATTGAGGAAGGAAGGCGTGGCGGATTTCTTCGAGGGCTTTGCGCCTGTAGGAGATTGGGCAAAGACCGGAGGCGGGGGTGGCGCGTTTGGCATTTGCGGAAGCGCGGGTTGTTCTGGTGCACCGAATTTCATCTCAACTCCTTAAGGCGTTGTATAAACTATAGTGATGATTACGACCCAAGTGCCCGACTGTTTTTGGTAGACCTGACAGATGTCAAGCAGACCTGCGGTTTTGAACCTGTATAAAACGTAAAAGTCACCATTGTTACCACCAGAGGGGACTGCTGTGCCGGAGGTACAGATTGATGACAGTCCTGTGGGTGGTGGGTTGCCAGGCCATACATTCCATGAAGCGCACCAATCTGTAGGTTGGCATCGGGGCCAAGCATAGTCTACGCCATTTAGAACGTTAGGCGGGTCTATGCGACAGGTGCCACTGACATAGAAGGAACAGTTGGCACAGCTGTTGCTCATGCCATCATCTCTTCAGAGAAGGGGTCGTATTCCGAGACGTGAAGAACAGGCTGGGGACCTTCGCGCCCGGCATTAGCGTTGGCCGCGAGAGGGCCGCCGAAGGTCAGGCAAAGGGCATCGAGATCGTCCAGAAGAAGGCCCGGGTTTTCTTCCAAAAGGTCTTCTTTGGAGATGAGTTGGATTTCATCATTCTTGTTGAAGGTGTAGCGGATTGAGAGCATGGCGTTGCGAAGGTCGGGATCGTTTGGAAGCATCCCGGTCTTGGTCCACGCCCGTAAGGCGCCATACATCGCGGCGCGTTTGTTGGCGTACTTTTCGCCTTGGGTGTCGAAGACTATTCCGGTGATATCATCCTTGCCGCCGAACTGAACTTCCCAAACGTAGAGTTGCCGGGAGCGACATTGGTCTACAACGCCGCCGCCGACGCCGCCACCATCGACGAAGATACCGTCTGGACGCAAGCGCTCGAAGTGGTCGAAGACTTTGTTTGTCAATTCTACAGTTGAGATACCGTTGTAGACCTCGCGTTTGATCGTGCGAGCGTCACGACCTTTGCGGGGGAAGATCACGGAGTTGTTGCGCCCATAGCGGGCTACGTCCACGCCAAGCGCGAGTGGGGCTGATGGGCTGATGTAGACTTGGCGCTCTTCAGACATGGCCTCGTCGATGTCAGAGGAGGAGAAGAATTCCATAAGACCTTGGCGGGGGAATTGGCCTTTGATACGGATGCGAACGTAGTCGGAATCTTCGCCGTAGGTTTTGATAAGCTTTTCGATGCGCACTTTGTTAGTGATCGGGACTTGGCGCGAGTCGATTTGATTGCAATGCCAGAAGGAGTGGTGTTGGCCTCCATCGAAGCATTCGCGGAACCGGCCGAAGTTCCGGGTGGGGTTGCCATAGGCCAGCCAGATCAGCTGAGTGTCGGCGTCGGAGAATGCGCCTTCTGCGGTTTCCCAAATCACATCATCGATCTCCGAGGCTTCGTCGAAGACCAAAATCAATCTGTTGCCTTTATTATGCAGCCCAGCGAAGGCTTGGGGGTTGGTCTTGGACCATGGGATCATGTCGATGCGCCAAGTCCTCTCGCGAGAGGGGTCTCTAGACAAAAGAGAGGTGGCCTTTAGTTCAAAGTGGGCGCGGATGACGGGGTTTAGAAGGTTGAACCACTTGCCGAGTTCGGCCCAAGTCTTTGTTTTGAGTTGGGTCTCGGTGTTTGCGGTTATAACCCCGCGGCAGTCTGGGAAGGTTGTGAAGGCCCACAAAATCAATTGGGAGACGGTGGTGGACTTGGCGATACCATGGCCAGAGGCCGTGGCTTCCATGATGGCTTCTTCAAGCGTAATGAGGCCTAAGCGTATGCGGTTCATTTGCTCCTTGGCCCAAGGCATTGGACCATCGAAGGCTTCAAGCTGGGTGCCGGCTTGGCGCCATGGAAAGGCGCCCATTACAAAGGCGTAAGGGTCGTCGCGAACTGAGACCAGCCATTCAGCTAGTTCTGCTTCCACCCCTTAGGCCTCCATAGCCAGATCGTAGGCGCCGTTGGCGCACGAAAAAAAGAGGGACAGACAGCGCCTCAGGAGCCATGCCGGGAACCGAGTCAGCCATCTGTCCCTCCATCTCCCACGTCAGAAACCAGCCGGGCTGGCGCGGGAAGGGCCTTGGCGTCTATGACGTTTGAGCGCCCGCTCTGCCGAGCGATCTGTTCCATCATAGCCGCGAAGTCTAGGTTTTCATTTCGTTGAGTTGTCTTCTTGCCGTAGCCAAAGCGGTCCATCAAATCCGCGCTTACGGCCACTAAGGTTCTTAGCGGAATCAACTCACCGCTTTCATCTGCTTCGTCATAGTGTGCTTCGACTTGACGGAGACCGCGCCGGATTAACTCTGCCGCGGTCTCCTGAACTTCATCTTGAGAACGGACCCAAGCTTCGTCTACCTTGCCACGGTATTGGGTGACAAGTTCTTGAAAGGCTGGGTCTTGCTTCAGCTGCAATAGACGGTTGTAAGAGTAGCCGGTTAGGTTCAAGATCTCCTCGACGCGGAAGCCAGCCGCGACCATCCTTGCGAGGCGGTGATGGGTTTCGCGAAGAGCCTTGGGCCTGTTCTGTACTGGCCGCGGCTTTTGTAGCACAAGCATATCCTCACGCGTCAACGGTCGGACCCCAACGACCTTAGGGTTCCGTGCAAGCTTTCCGCGGTGAAGAGTTGGTACGTTCAAAACATTCTCCGTATATAAACCTTAGGCCTGTCTTCAAGTGGAGGCAGGCCTGTGATCGTTACCATCTGCTTTAGCATTTCCCTTATCTCTAAAGGAATCTCCATAACTGGGTTGGGCTTTCCCTGCACATTGTGCCGAGGTAGAAACTTCCGGATGAAGTAATTCTCAAGTGTGCTTAGCTGCCCAAGCATACAAGGAAGGAACCAGACAACATCAAAGTTAATCCCTTTACCGTTCAACGTAGGTCCGGCTTCTGGATTAACACTCTTCTTTATAAGCTTCCCCCTGTTCAACACATGGCGATGAATTCGCATCAAAGGCTGTTTCGACTTTCCGACATAAACAACCTCGCCCTTTCTCACAAGCGCATACACCCCACAGTGTATAAGCTTCGTAACATCCACAAATCCGTGTTCTTCCATTGGCATGGCCTTTTCGAATTTTCACCTTATACCCGGGTATTATACCACGGGCGCTTTCCCAATGTCAAGCATTTTCTTTTATTATTTTTATCCCCTAATAGACAATTCGAAAACATATATATTTTGCGCCTGGCAGTACTGCGGGCGAACGCAGAGACAAAATTTTGGCCCCCCACCCCGAAGGATGGAGGGCCGGTGCAGTGCAGCATCTGGCATGTGGTATGCCAGAGGTCAGTCCTTGGTCGCGAGCAGCGATGCGTTCGAGGCAATGAACGTGCGGATTACGTCCGAGTGGCCCAAGAGGCGCTCCATTTGCCCGCGATAGAGCGTGATGGGAAAGCGACCAAGGCCATAGACAGAGATCGCGCCTTTCTCGGAGACTTTCAGAGTGAGGGCTTTAGGCTTCGAGGCAGCGACCAAGAGCGCTTGCATATCCGCAAGCTTGGCGCGAAGGGCTTCGTTCTCTTGCTGGAGGTTCGGGAGGATGGTCATGGGCATTGGCTCCTTGTTGCAATGACGCCGTGTTGGCGACGATTGCAGGATGCGCCTTGCCAAAGCGAAATGCAAATCACAAAAGCGTGAATGCGTTTGCATGTTGCGGTGCGATAGGATTGCGTCTAATCTGCAATGGTTAGGTTCTGATTAGGACCTCAATAGGACCTTATTAGGACCTGATTACAACCGTCGTAGACATTCCCCAAGGGGAGTACCCCCACACCCGTAGTATAAGAGACACACACACACACACCACACACCCCCTCTATCCCTACCCCACCGGGGCCATAGCCACCTCCTGTCTATGCCATAGGAGATGAGGTACTAATGAGGTACTAATGAGGTCCTAATGAGGGCTTTTAGGCCAGCTTTTGGCTATTGACTTCTCTCGCTGGGTGTGGTATACTTAGGGTAGGATCAGGAGATGCAGCCATGTCAGAAGATATCGTACTTGGGTGTCTAGTCCGCGCCGAGTGGAAAGGCCACCGGGATGTTATTGGCACTGTTGTAGGGACAGCCTTTAATGATACGGCTTGGGTGCTACGGACTACTAAGGGTGAGACTGTGTTTCTCAAGGGTTATTGCAAACGTATAGCCTCTAATGAGGCCGGGGTTAAGGCCCGGAGGATTAAGCAAGGGGAGAGGGTTAAGAGGGATAATCAGGTCCGCGACACTCTTACCTTAACTGGCCTTCTGCGCCACTATGGGGATGGCGAGCTTGAATAGCCACCATAACTGTGCATGTTGCGCCGCCGCATCACGAAAAATTGAATTGCGGCGCGGCGGCTGATGTGCTAGACTGATGGGACAGGCACTGAAGCCTGATATGGGAGACTGAAATGGCTAAGTTCACTTCTAGGCACAATCACCTCTTGATGGCTAGGGCTGCACAACTCTACGCCCTTGCGGATAACTCTGATCCCTTCACTTATAGAAGGGCTATGACGCACTTGGGGAATGGCATCGCGGAGTATGCCAATGCTAATGGGCAGGAGGCCTTTTATAGTGCCGAGGAAGGCACTGAGACACGGAGATTGCCCGCCACGCCTGATGGCAAACAGGGTGAGGAGTATCAGGCCACTGTCTATCGCAATCGCTTTAGGCCCTGAGGAGTACTGCTATGACACACTATGACATCAGCTACTCCAAGAGCCCTGCGCCTAACTTCGATGCGGTGCAGGATATCATTGAATGGCTCGGTATTGAGAGGTTTCAGCACTTGAGCAAAAAGATGATGGAGGTTAAGCATTGTGGTACTTGGAGAATGGCCTTGAGCCTCGCAGGTATTCAAGGCTTTCCAGTCATAGCTTGGTATGAGCATATCCATGGCCAAGGCTCTTGGATTGAACCAACTTGGGAGAATTGAGATGAAATACAATCTTCACATCACTGTGAATACCGAAAGGGGAGAGTATGATAGCTCTGTTGCGACGGATAGCATTGACCAGAGCGTGCAATCTCTGCTTGGCTATTACACTGACTGCACAAGCATGGTGATTACGCTTGTCACCAACCCTGTCCGCGTTGTTCTGGATGAGAGCGGGCAAAGCGCGGGCTTTGGCATCATCGACGATAAGCCTGAGACAGTTGGGGAACG